CACGATGAAGTCGACACAGCTGAAGAAGTCACGCAAGTGGAACAGCATGTTGATGTCCACCAAGATGATGGGCAAGAACGGCCCCTTCACTCCTCCTATGTACAGCCACCTGTATCGCTTGACGACACAGGCCGAGTCGAATGACAAGGGCAAGTGGTTTGGTTGGGAAGTGGAGAAGGTCGGTCCAGTGGAAGACATGAACGCCTATACGGCTGCCAAGTCTTTCGCACAGCAGATCAATGCTGGTGACGTCAAGGTCAAGCACGAGCACGCTGAAGGCGCTGCAAGCACGAGCCCTGCACCATTCTGAGTCCGTGGGGGAGCTACGGCTCCCCCATCCTTCTATAGAGAGTTGTATGACCGACATCACCAGATTCAAAGCCATATTTAGCGGCCTCGATATCGCTTATGGCACCTACAAAATCAAATCGGAGCGAGGCGATGGAAAGCAGGCGGGACAAGCTACGGTGGTTCGCAAGCCACCTACTGATGATCTATGGGTCCAGCATTTTGCGGGGATTGACCCGTCCCTGGGCATTATTCCGATACGGGCTGACAACACTTGCATCTGGGGCTGTATCGATATTGACCAGTATCCGCTCGACCACAAAGGCCTGGTCGAAAAAATTCATCAATTGAAGCTGCCGCTCGTCGTCTGCCGCAGCAAATCAGGAGGTGCACATGTCTTTCTTTTTACAAAAACTCCCGCGCCTGCTCGCGACTTCCAAACCTATCTCAAGAACGCGGCTGCTCTCCTTGGTGAAGCAGGACGAGAAATATTCCCCAAGCAAGCAGAAATCCTCGTGGACCGAGGGGACACCGGCAACTTCCTCAACCTTCCGTACTTTGGCGGGGACGCGGGTACAAGGTATGCATTCAATGCCGACGGTTCTGCGGCGACCCTTGAGGAGTTCTATGCTCTTCACGCTGCCAACGTCCAAGACACGCCACTCAATTTCCCTGAGCCGCCTAAACAAGCGGAGAGTCCCATCAAAGACGGCCCGCCTTGCCTACAAGCTCTATGTGCGCAAGGGTTTCCGGAGGGCACCCGCAATAATGGGCTATTCAACATTGGGGTCTATCTTAAACGTGCCCACCCGGGTTCATGGGAAGACAAGATGGTCGAGTACAACCTCAAGTACGTCGCCCCGCCGCTGCCCAACAATGAGGTCCAGCTCATCATCAAACAGGCTGGCAAAAAGGATTATCAATACAAGTGCAAGGACGCGCCTCTCAACAGTTTTTGCAACTCCGGGCTGTGCCGCTCACGCAAGTTCGGCATCGGGGCTCACGCCCCTGATGCGGCTCAGATAGCCAGCTTGTCCAAGTACGCCAGCGACCCACCACTGTGGTTCCTGGACGTCAACGGAAAGCGCGTGGAGCTCGAAACAGAGATGCTCTACAACCAGGCTGCATTCCAGAAGGCGTGCCTTGAAAAGATCAACACCGTGCCACCCACACTGCGCAAGCAGGACTGGGAGAACCTGCTTAACGCACTGCTCAAGGAGATGGTGGAGACTGAGCAGATTACCGAGGCATCGGAAGACACCAGTGTGGTCGGACGGTTCATGGACCTGCTCGAAGAATTCACGACCCACATGCAACAGGCCCTGGCCCGCGAAGAGATGCTCATGGGCCGCCCATGGACAGACGAGGACGAGGCCCGCACGTACTTCCGGATCAAGGACCTCGACGCGCACCTGCTGCGCAACAACTTCAAATCGCTGACCGCGCCCAAGATGGCCCAGCGCCTGCGCGACATTGGTGGTGAGCCTATCAGCCTGTTCCTCAAGGGCCGTGCTGTGCGCTGCTGGCGCATCCCGCGCTTTGGCAAACAGGAAGCCCCGTTTGATACCCAGACACAACGCAAAGAAGGGAGTCCGTTTTGAAGAACGTATTTGAATTGATCGAGGCCCACGGCTTGACCCTGCATGGCGATATTGAGCACTTCGCCGCTCTCGTGCTTGCTAACCATCCGCCTCATTCATCTATGGCATGGCAAGAGGGCTATGCCGCAGGAACAGAAGCAGGTCAGCGCACAGCGTTCTCCAAGGCCGAGTACACGATTGGCATTGACACCGCCGATGGAACACACACAGTAGTGGTGTTTCGTAATATCCCTGGCCAGCCAACCACGCTGGTAGCTCACGCACAACTACCTGAGATGCAGACATGAAAAAGTGGGACGGATACGACGAGGCCATCATTGGCCCTGCCATGGTCTGGCACAAAAAGGGCCACACCGAAGTGCTGGTTTACAACGCCGAGACCATTCGCAACATCCTGATGTCGCGTGACGGCATGGACTTTGAAGAAGCCCGTGAGTTCATCGAGTTCAACATCGAGGGCGCATACATCGGCCCCGATACACCGATCCTTGTTTGGCCCAACGATCTGTATAGAGTGACGGACCATGACACCGAGCATTGAAAAGGTCTTCGGCCCTCCGGGGTCAGGCAAGACCACCTACTTGCTCAACGTCGTCGACCGGGAACTGGAGGCAGGGGTTTCCTCTGCAAGGATTGGCTACTTTTCTTTCACCAGAAAGGCTGCCAACGAAGCGCGCGACCGCGCAGCGCTGAAGTTCCCGCAGCTCATCCCCAAGACCGACTTCCCCTATTTCAGGACCTTGCACAGCCTGGCGTACCACGCCCTGGCCGTCAAACCTGATCTGATCATGCAGCCGGAGCACTACCGCGAGTTCGCGGCGCAAGCTGGCATTGAGATCTCCCTGAGCTCTGACGAAGAGACAGAGCTGGCCAAGCCAGACAACCCCATCCTCAACGAGATCAACCTCGCACGTATCCGCGGCGTGGACCTGCGCCAGCACTACAACGACTCGGGCCTAGACATCGAGTGGTTCCATTTTGAGTTTGTCGAGCGGACCTACCGCCACTACAAACGCAGCAAGGACCTGCTGGACTTCACCGACCTCTTGGAGATGATCGTGCAGCAACCAGAGCGATTACCCTCATTGGAGGTTCTAATCGTGGACGAAGCGCAGGATTTATCGCGATTGCAGTGGCAACTGGTGGAAGCACTGGCTGCGAAAGCGCAAAGGGTATTCCTCGCCGGAGACGACGATCAAGCAGTATTCACCTGGGCCGGGGCCGACGTCAAGAGCTTCTTGTCCTTCCAAGGCACGATCAAGGTGCTACAGCAGTCGTACCGCGTTCCGAGCACCGTGCACGAGTTGGCCAACCAGGTCGTTCGCCGTATCCGCCAGCGCCAACCCAAGCAGTGGAAGCCCCGCGACTTTGAAGGCCGCGTGATGACCTACTACCGCTTCGAGGACGTGCCGATTGATGATGGCCAGTGGCTCATCTTGGGCAGCACCAACTACCTGCTCAACCCCGTGGGCGAGTGGCTCAAGCGCAAGGGATTGCTGTTTGAGCGCTCAGGTCTACCCAGCATTGGCCCAACCATCCTGAAGGCCGTGGTGGCCTGGGAGCGGCTGCGCAAGGGCCAGCCAGTGGGCGGCGAGGATCTGGTCAACGTCTACAGATACCTCGATTCGGATTACGTGGCCCGCGGACATCGGACCTTCAAGGGCGATCGCAACGAGCTGTTCACCCTGGAGCAGCTGCAGGCCAACTATGGCCTCTTGGACACCCCAGTGTGGCACGAGGCCCTGGGCAAGATTGCTCACGACAAGCGCGACTATCTGGTGTCAGTCCTGCGTCAAGGAACGCGGCTCTCGGACGGTGGCCGCATCAAGTTATCCACAATACACGGAGCCAAGGGCGGGGAGGCGGACAACGTCTTGCTGCTCATGGACCTTTCCACAAAGTTTGCCAAAGACATGCAGAAGAACGGGGACGACGTGAACCGCCTTTTCTACGTAGGCATTACCCGAGCGAAGAAATCATTGCACTTAGTGCTGCCCAAGTTTCAAGATAAAGGATTCCTTCTATGAGAACCATGCCGCTTTTTCCGACCCCAACAGAGTGGGTCGCCCCGGAGACCTTCCCCAACTTATCCACAGCCAAGGAGATAGCAATTGACCTCGAAACTTGTGACCCTAATTTGGAATCTTTTGGTCCCGGGTGGCCTCGTGGTGACGGTTATATTGTGGGATATGCCATCGCTGTGGACGGGTGGTCCGGATACTATCCTGTTGCTCATGCTGGCGGTGGCAATCTGGATAAACGCTTGGTGGAACGATGGATCAAAGACGTCCTCGCCACCCCCGCCGACAAAGTCATGCATAACGCTGCCTACGACGCCGGGTGGCTGGGTGCAAGTGGATTCACCATCAACGGTCGTATCGTGGACACCATGCTCGCCGCACCCCTCCTCGACGAGAACCGTTTCTCGTACAGCCTCAATGCGCTTGGCTTCGACTACCTCCAAGAAATTAAATCGGAGCAAGGCCTCAAGCAGGCAGCTGCCGACTTCGGCGTCCACCCTAAGAAAGAGCTCTGGAAGCTCCCAGCCATGTACGTCGGTGAGTACGCGGAGCAAGACGCGGCGCTGACGCTCAAGCTCTGGCAGCACTTCAAGATTAAGATGCGGCAGGATGAGGTGGAGTCCATCTTCACCATGGAGACAGACGTCTTCCCTGTGCTGCTGGAGATGACCCGCCGCGGCATCCGCTTTGACCGCGACAAGTGTGGCCTGCTGATCGACAAGATGCGCACCCGCGAGAGCCAACTGCTGCGTGAGATGAAGGAGCAGGCGGGCGTGAAGATTGACATCTGGGGCGCACAGTCGATCGCTGTGGCGTTCGACCGCCTCGGCATCCAGTATGCCAAGACCGAACAGGGCGCACCGAGCTTCACCAAGCAGTTCCTGGACAACCACGACCACCCGCTGGCCAAGATGATCATTGAGGCGCGTGAGGCCAACAAGACGCACAGTACCTTCTTGCAGCCGTACATGGACTTCAGTGCCAAGACAGGGCGCATCCATCCGCACGTCAACCAGATGCGCTCAGACGACGGCGGCACGGTCACAGGCCGTCTGTCCATGGCCAACCCCAACTTGCAGCAGGTCCCAGCTCGGCACGAGATCATCGGACCGATGGTGCGCGGCCTGTTCCTGCCGGAGCAAGAGCAGCTGTGGGCATCGAATGACTTCTCGTCCCAAGAACCGCGCCTGCTGGTCCACTACGCCAGCCTCCTGGGCCTGCCCGGCGCAGACAAGATGGTCGACGCCTACAACAATGATCCCAACACCGACTTCCACCAGATGGTGGCGGACATGGCCGGGATCAAACGCAAAGCCGCCAAGACGATTGGCCTTGGCCTGATGTACGGCATGGGCAAAGGAAAGCTGGCCGCGCAGCTGGACCTGTCGGCGCACGAAGCAGACGAGCTGATCACGCGCTTTCACCACAACGTCCCGTTCCTCAAGGGCACGGTCAACGCGGTGATGAAAAGGATTGACCATCCAGCAGCGGGCGGTGCGATCCGCACCCTCCTGGGCCGCAAGTGCCGCTTCCCGCTTTGGGAGCCGATGGAGTGGGGCGTGAACAAGGCCCTGCCGCACGATCAAGCCATCATTGCCTATGGCCAGCGTATCAAGCGCTCAGGCACCTACAAGGGCCTCAACCGTTTGATCCAGGGGTCTGCCGCAGATCAGGCCAAAGCGGCCATGGTGGCCCTTGCCAAGGCCGGGATGACGCCTATCTTGCAGGTGCACGACGAAGTGGCCCTGTCGGTGCGCAGTCGAGAGGAAGCGATTGAGGGTGCGCGGATCATGGCAGAGGCTGTGCGCATGGAAGTACCCAGCCGATGTGACGTGGAGACTGGCCCGAGCTGGGGCGAAGCAAAATAAAAGGGCCCCGAGGGGCCCTTTTTAACGAAACCAACTCTTGACCTTTTGCCATATCGTGGCCGGAGGTTTTTGGTCTTCAAACAGGTCGAGCTGGCGCAGGGCAAAGAGGTATTCCCCCTTGCCTGTTTCAGAGACCCGCTGTGCATCCAACTGCAAGTTTGACGACAGATACAAGCCAGCGCGGCGGACAACAGAAGACGGCAGACCCGTCCACTGTGCCAGCTCTGACGTCTTGCCCTTGTAGTCGTGCGCGCGCAAAGCAGCCAGGACCATGGCCCGAGCTTCTTCTGGTTTGATGCGCGTGGTGTTCATCAGAACACCCCAAACCAGATGCCCGTGCCGTGGACACAGCCCACAGGGAAGAAGATGGCCCCGACCAATAGCAAAAGCCACTTCGCTGTTTGGATGGAAACCACCACGTGGGTCAGCCACGCAGCGGCGACCCATATGATTAAGGCAGCGCCGAGGGTATTGCTCATCGTACATTCCCCTCAAGACGATCGGCCACCAGCTTGGCGTAGCCAGCAATGTCCACCCAGTGGTCCACCTTGTCAGGGTTGCCGTTGATGATGCGGCCCAGCTTGTGGATGATCATGTCGATGGCTTCGCGCTGATCAAAAGCCAACGGTGTTTGGCGGTCCTCGATGTAGTTGTGCACCAAGCGCTTGAGCATCTGCATGATCTCCGCGCCTTCGATGAACTTGCCGTAGTCCTTGGCCCGCGAATCGAGGACCGTGTCTACGTTCGTCTCCTCATTTGGCGTCAGGTCGTTTGTTTCTTCAAACGCAGTAGGGTCCACCTTGCGCATCTCCTTGACATACATCTCAAGCGGGATGCCCAGCTTCTTGGCAACCATCGCCGCGCTTATGGGGACGTAGAGTTTCTTGGCCGCAGGCTTGTCCTCTTCCATGGTAATTTCTGGATTGACGATTGGACGGGAGACCTCAGGCACAGGCACCACCGCTGGCGGCTGCCAAGGCTCAGGCTCGTTGTCCCGGACCTTCTTGCGAAGTGTGTAGGCATGCGACATGGCCATGCCGTGTTTCCCAGCTACCTCTGAAACAGAGGCGTCAGGGTGCTTGCGAAAGTGTTCCATCACCTTCAGGGTTCTTTTTGCATATGGTTTTGTCATGGGGCTCTCCTATAAAAGTGCTTCTTCAATGTCCGCTAACGGATCAGGTTCGGTGGCCTTGGTTTGCTTGGGGAACCTCTTTGGGTCCAGCCGCTCAAAGGGCCACCAGGCCTTGAGCTCCTCTTGTGACAAAGGTCTGTTGCCTTCAGGCAATTTCTTCTTTTGCATGCTTGGGCTGCACGAT